CCGCACTTTTAGAGTTTCTCTGGGGGAGTTCCTGATTTCGCGGTGCTACAGGTCGCCCAGGTTCAGCCCGCGTGCCTCGTTGATGGCCCGTTCGGTCGCCGAGGCCTTGGTGTAGCGGTCAAGCATGTCGCGGCGCGTCCAGCCGGCGACGGCCATCAGCCCGCCCTCGGATCCGCCGGCCGCGAGCCACCGCTGCGACGCGGTGTGCCGGGTCAGGTGCGGGTGGAAGTTCTCGATGCCGGCCCGTTCGGCGCGGCGCGCCAGTGTGCGGTACAGCGCCTGGTAGGTGAACCGCTTCCCGCGGTCGCCGAGCCACAGCGTCGGCGTGTCGGCCAGCCGGTGCGTCTTGCGCATCCGGATGTACCGGTCGATCGCGGTCGCGGTCTGCGGGCCGAAGGGGACCGCGCGGCCCTTCCCGCCTTTGCCGCTGCGGATGATCGCGTGCCCGGCCGCGAGCCGGACGTCGTCGAGCTCCATCGCGACGACCTCGCCCGCCCGCACGATGGCCTCCAGCATGAACCGGACGACCGCCTCGTCGCGCCGGTCGTGAAACGTCTTCCCGCTGCACGCCTTGATCAGGGCCCGGCACTCGTCGTCGCTCAGCCGCGGTGTCACCTTCTCGTCCAGCTTCGGCGGGTTCAGCCCGAGCAGCTCGTCCCGCTCGATCTCGTCCTCGGCCTCCAGCCACGCGGAGAAGCGCCGGACACCGAGCTGCCGGGAGCGCGCGGTGGACGCTTCGGCGCCGCCGTCGAGCAGCCCGGCGACGAAGGCGTTCACCGTGGGCTTGTCGAGCACCGCCGGGACGCCTTCGCGGTCGCAGAAGGCGAGGAACTGGCGGACACCCTCGGTGTAGGCCTTCACGGTCTCGAAGGACTTCCGCTCGGCCCGCAGGTGCAGGCGCCAGGAATCCAGCAGAGGTCTCAGATCGATGTCGGGCATGGCGATATCTTGACTGGGAGCGGCGTTCGGCGCAAGAATAAGGCCCCTGACCCGGAAAATCCCAGGTCAGGGGCCCTCAGGTCGAACAGTGTCAGTCCAGGTAGTCCCGCACTACGCAGTAGCGAAGCGGCGTTCGGGGCCAGGTACTCACTGATCAGCATCGAGCGCGAGGGCTGCAATACCTTCTACTGAGGAGCGCCCTCGTGATGGCCGTCTGGATCGTACTTATCGTCCTCGCCATGGTCGGCGCGCTGGCCGCTGCTCTGATGCTGGTGCTGGACCGATGAGCCGCCACGCTCAGATCCGCGCCGCCGTGGCCCTACTGGCCGCCAGAGCCGCACTGGTCAGCTTCGTCGCTCTCGCCCTTGTGCTGGCCCCGTCGGTCGGGCACCTCGCGATCCAGGAGCACAACTGGCCGGCCCGCGTGATCATGCTGACCATCTTCGTCGGTGTGTGGTGCAGCTGCTTCGCGCTCGCCGCCGCCCGCGCACACCAGCCCAGTCCTCGAACGTAGCGCCTGAGCACGACGACGCCCCCGGCACCGCACGGGTATGCCGGGGGCGTCGCGCTGTGCGGGCTACGCCTGGCGCAGCTGATCGATCGCGGCCTTCCACGCCATGGCCGGAACGGCGAGCTGGCCGCCCTGGCGGTCCTTCGTGTCGCGCACACCGACCGTGGCGGACAGCTTCACCTCGACGCAGTTGTCGGTGTTTCCGCTGTAGCTGCTCGTTTTCCAGGTGTGCTTGGGTATCCTCATCCTTTCTCCATTTCTGCAATGGCGGCGGCGATGCGTTCGGCTGAGTCGTCCTTGCTCATCGCCGCCGCCTCCCCGGCTTCCACTGTGCGGGCGTACTCGGCCAGGTCCTCGTCGAGATCGAGGATCTGGCCACTTCGCCGGGTGTCGAGGGAGACGATCGCCAGCCCTGCGTCGTCGCGCGGGAGGATCATCGAGAAGGCACCGCTCATGCCCGGGTACCAGCCGGCGGTGTCGGGGACGACGAGGATCGTGGCGTTGCTCCACGTGGTGGCGATGTGGTGGAGGAACCGCAGCTGGTCCACCATGACCTCGCGGCCGCCGATGTGCTTGCGGAGCGCGGCCTCATCGATCAGGGCCTTGTAGGCGACGGGCCTGCTGGTCCGGGTCGGATCGATGACGGCAGTGCGGCCGGCTCGCATGGTCACCCGGGCGTTGATCTCCGAGCGTGGGACGGTTCCGCCGGACATGACAGCGCGGGTGTAATCCGGCCGCTGGAGCAGGCCAGGGATCACGACGAGTGCGCCGTCGGTGATGGAGCGCGCGTTGGCCTCGAAATCGACGAGGGCCGTGGCCATGGCGGCCTGCTCGGAGAGGCTGGTTGCGGTCCAGGTGTGGTTCTCGTCGCCGTTGACCATGCGCATGATCGTGTCGAAGCGCTCGCGGTCCACGCCAAGGAGGGTGAACATCCGTGCCCAGTCCTCGACCTTGAGGCTGGTGACGAGGCCGGTCTCGATCCGCGACATGTGCGACTTGGCGACGCCAACGTCATCCGCGAACTTGGTCAGCGTGATCTCGCGCTGCTCACGCTCGGCGCGCAGGTGGGAGGCGATCTTCTTCGCCTTTGCCCTCGACACGGCGGCGTTGTTTTCGGCCATGGAACGAGGATAGAGCAGGCGACCAGCGGATACGTCGTCGCCCGATCGGACCACTTGCAGGGTTTGTTCCCATGTGTTCCACTAGTCGCGGAACGTAAGGGAACAAGACGGAACACTCCCTATCTCGAACTGTACCGCGGGGACGGCGATGGAGATACACAAGCGCGGATGGCGCGACGAGCTCACCGCGTGGACCAAGGACACGACCGGCCAGTCCATGCCGATCGGCGAGGGGCCCTCGGCGATCCTGAAGCCCGCGGTCGGCGACAACATCGCCGCGGTGATACAGGCCCTCGACGACGCGCGGCAGGCGGGTCGATGAGCGCGCGGATCTACGTCGACCTCGCCACGGTGCACCCGGTCATCGACGGCGAATGGCACCGAGCGGATCTGACGGACATGCCCCAGACCGGCGACACCGTCACCATGCTGTGCGGCCTCACCGCCGAGGCCGAGTACGAGAGCGTGGACCACCGGCGCGAAGGCGCGATCCCGACGTGTTGCTGGGCCTGTGACGCCGCGTACCGGCGGCAGCAGGGCATTCCCGCTCAGGCCAGCCGATGACCGAGGAACACCGCCCCGCGCGCTACTACGAGGACCAGTTCCGGTTCAGCCCCAGCGGACGCCGGCTGAGCGAGCTGACCGACGCCGAGCTGGTCATTCTCGATCCCAGCCGAATCGCCCAGCTCGCCCCTCCGCCGCCTCCCGAGGAACCGGCCGACGAGCCGCACTCCTCCTGATCTGCCCGGCCGGTGCGTGCCGTCCCCCGATCGCGCATCGTCCGGGCTCCCAACTCCGCCCGTCGAGCCCCTCCCCCTGAACCTGGCGCCCGCCGGGTCCACCGGCTCGGCGGGCGGACCAGACCGCGCCTCGTCTCGCACGGGCGGGCGCGGAGCCGGGCCCCCCTGGGCCACCTCCCCCGGGGGCCCGGCGCCACCCAACGAGAGGAGCCGACGATGAGGATCAGGCACGCACTGAACTGGTGGAACACCGGAAACGATGACGACGACGCCCACCAGGGCTCGTCCGGCGTCGAGATCGACGACGACGGCACCATCGTCGACAAGACCGACGACAAGTAGCACGTTCACGCCGACCGCGCCGGCACCCGGCCCAGCCTCCGGCCGGGTGTCCTTGAGGGCAGCGGCGGCAGCCCGCGCGCCGGCCAGGGCGGCGCGCCGACCGGCCCCCGGACCCCCGCACGGTTCGGGGGCCGGCCTCGTAACGGCGACCATGATCGAAACGACGGGTTGCGAGAGGGAAGGGACCCGCATGGAATTCGCACGCAGGACGTGGCTCATCGTCGCCGCTGTCGCGTTGGCCGCGATCGCGATCATCATCACGGTCGTCGTCTTCGTGACGGGCAACCCAAGCCCCGCTGCCTCCCCTGCGAAGTTCGCCACCGTGGACGAGTTCGCCACCGCCTGGAACAAGGCAGCTGGATGGCCGGACGACGAGCCCCTGATGCACAAGCTGTCCCTGCAACTCTCGTCCGGATGCCTGGCTCAGAAAGCCGGAACGACCCCGCAGCAGATCGTCGCCAACGCGGACGACATCTGGCAGGGCATGACTCGGCGGGGCAGCATGACGCACGATCAGTTCGTTGGGCTGCTGACGGCTTCGACGGCATTGCGCTGCTAGCTACCCTCAGGTAGCGCATGACGAAAGCGGCCCCCGCACGCGCTCGAGAAGCGCGGCGGGGGCCTTTCGCGTGTGCGGCCAGCTACGTCAGCGGCGGCTCGTTCTCCGGGAGCACGCCGGGGCCGGACACGGTCGGCGGCGCCGACTGGGTGCGCGGGGTGTGCTTCGCCAGCCAGCCCGCCACGAAGGTGAGCGCGCCGGTGACGAGGCCGCCGACCGCGCCGGTGGCCCAGTCCGGGACGGCGCCGTGGAAGACGTACAGGCTGAGCTCGGTGGTGGCGATGCCGACGAGGGCCGCGGTGGTGCTCGCGGCCTTCACCTTGCCCTCGACGACGTCGAGCAGCTTCGTCTCGACCTTGCCGACCTCGTCACGCCAGTTGAACGAATGTGTCATGGATCTGTCCTCTTTCTGACGGTCGGTCCGTGGGTTACTGGCCAGCCGCCGCGGTGCTCGTCGCCGGCCCGATGTGGACCTCGCCGGTGATCTGGACGTGCTGGGCGACCGCGTCGGTGACGATCTGCTTGACCGCGTCGACCGTGATCCCCGGGTCGTGCGACAGCGCGGCCACCGCGGCGGCCAGCCCGTCGATCGAGGCCTGCGCGGCCGTCGACCGGTTCAGCAGCTCCAGGAGCACGTCAGCGATGTTCCGGCCGCCGAAGGTCCAGACGTCCGGCGTCGCCGCGTCGGGGTTGTTCGCGTCGTGGCCGGTGGCCAGGACCTTGTACCGGACGACGTCGCGGATCGCGTCGAGGTCGGCCTGGTTGAGGGGCATGTCTTCCTCCGAGGTGGTGAGTTGGGCGGTGCCGGGTGTCTGGCCCGGCGCGCTGTAGGACTGGTTCCAGTCGACGGCGCCCGCGCTGCCCGGCAGCGTGCCGCTCGAGCTGTACTGGTGGACGTCGTAGCGGCCGGTGTACCGGCCGCCGACCTGCGGCGCGGCGCCGTACCGCGGGGCCCAGATGACGGGGTCTTCCGGCCATTCGTCCGGCCGGCACGCCTGCAGCAGACTGAGGTCCATGTACACGGCCGGGCGCACGCCGCGAGCCCGGGCGCGGGCGCAAAACGCGCGGCCGCGCTCGGTGGCGTTCGTCGGATTCCAGCCGGCGCCCTCGATGTCCACGGCCGGCGCGACGCCGGTGCCGCCGAGCCGCTGGCATTCGCCCCAGAGCACGTCGAACGCATAGGCGCCGTCGGTGCCGAGCTCGGCGAACTCGTAGCCGCCGAACGGGATTCCCAGCCGTCGGAACAGCGCGGCGTGCGCGTCGGCGGTCCACACCTTGCCGTCGGCCTGCTTGTAGTAGACCTGGGCGCCGTCGGCCATCTTGATCCAGCCGTACTCGACGCCGGGCAGCGCCGTCACGCCGCGCTGGTAGTAGGGGTGGATGTCCACCCCGAGACCGGTTGCCATGGTCAATCCCTTCGTCGGAGTGTCGTGCCGGTCGGCAGCACGGCCGGCGGCGTGGTGGTCGGCGGCGGCGAGCTCGGTGGGCACGCCGCGTCTCCGGCCGGGCCTTCGTCGACCGTGCGCCCGTCGGAGAAGTCGTTGTAGTTGCGGCACTCACCGGCAGCGTTGCGGGCGAAGTACTGGCGGGTCACCGACGTCCCGGTCGCGCCGTCCTTGCCGTCGCTTCCGTTCTTGCCGTCGGTGCCGTTCTTCCCGTCGGCGCCCTGGCACTTCGCCGGCGTCGACATGCACGGCGGCGTCTCGCCGTCCACCCCGTTCGTGCCGTTGGCCCCGTTGGTGCCGGGCTGCCCCGGCGGGCCGACACACTGCGACGCGGTGAACAGGCACGGCGGCGTTTGGCCGTCGTGGCCGTTCGTCCCGGGCTGGACGATCGGTGCCGTGGCTGGCGGCGCGACGACCGGTGTGCCGCCGAGGTGACGGACCTGGTCCGCCAGCTGGTTGGCCTGGACGACCAGCGTGGCCGTCGCCTGGTGCTGGTCGGCCAGCTCCCGGCCCACCTCCGCGAGTTGCTGGCTCTGGCCGGCCAGCTTGGCGTTGGCGCTGAACCACATCGCACTCAGCAGCAGCGCGCCGAACAGCATGACGGCGAACGACACCCAGATCCGGCGATGACCGCCGGTGTCCTTGGACTGCTCGGCGGCACGGTCGACTTCCTCATCGAGCGTCACGAGTCGTCCACCTCCCGCAGCTTCCGGATCGCCTCGGCGATTTCCTCGGGTGTGAGTTCGCCGTCTTCGGCTGCTGTCGCGAGTTCCTTGGCGAACCGGGTCGCGGCCTTGGCGCCCTTCTTGGCTGCTTTGGGCCGTTCCTGGTTGGACGTGCGGATCGCGGTGACGAGCCCGGCGACACCGCCGCAGATCGCGGCGACCATCCCGCCGATGGCGATGAGCAGCTGTGGGAGATCACTCACCGACACCCCTTCCGTGTCTTTCGACGGCCGCGCGCAGCACGCCGATCCGGTCCTGCGGCTTGGCTACGCGGGCGGCCGCGCGCGCGGCGCGGGCCTGGGCGACGAGCTGCTGCTTCAGCTCGATGGCTTCGGGGTGCATCGGGGACTCGTCGAGGATCCGCCGGCACGGGCCGGTCTTGGTCCGGCTGGAGATGCGGTGCCGCCACTTCGCCGCGGCGCACCGCTCGAGGTGGTCCCGCCGGGCGGTGGCGATGTCCGGCGCGTCGTGCAGCTGATGCCCGGCGGCCCAGTCCTCTTTGGTCAGGTAGGGCTCGGCGAGGACGATGTCCAGCAGGGTCGCGGTGTCGGCCGGGTCGATGCCGTACTCCGCGGCCCGCCACTCCAGCGTGTCAAGCGGGAAGACGTGTCGCAGCCGGATCGAGGTTCCGTCGTCGTGGTGCTGGACTCCGTCGACGATCCACAGCGGCTGCCCGCTCGTGGTGTCGGTGGCCACCTGGTCAATCTGCACACGCATCACGACGTCCTTAGCGCCCAGTAGTGGATGATGTTCCCGGTTCCGCCGGAGATACCGACGGTGAAGCTGGTCGAGCTGGACGCGGTAATCACCCAGTAGCGATCGGCGACGTCGCCCTGCAGTGTCACGATCGGGTGCATCGCATCGGCCATGGTGGCGCCGTACCCGTGGGTGAGCAGGATCGGCCCGGTGCCCGCGACGGCACCCCCGACGTGCACGGCGGAGTGCCCGCCGATGGTTTGGGCAGTCGCCCATTTCCCGCGCAGGAAGATGGTTTCGTCGTCGGTGAATTCCAGGTACGAGTCCGCGCCGGTGGCGCCGATCTGGTGGCCGAACACCGAGTTACCGTTGTAGAACGACACCTTGCCGCCGGTGATCGCGTGGCCAGCAATGGCCTCGCGCTGCATGACGTAGTTCCCGGCCGTCATGGACAGGCTGACCTGGTCGGTGGTGTTGTCGTCGTCGTGCAGTTCGATCCGCGGGTTCCCGGCGGGGTTGGGGTTGATCGCGACCCGGTTACCGGCCGTCGTGGCGGCCGAGATCGAGCCGAAGAGGATGTTCCCGGCGGCGTCCCGGATGCGCACGACCTGATGTCCGGCGCCGTCCGGTCCGATGTAGAGCAGCTCGTTGCCCGTCGCGCCAAGCATCTTCAGGTACGCGGCGTTGAGCAGGGTGAGGCCGCCGGCGGCGATGGAGGCCGAGGAGAGCCCGACGGACTTCCACAGGTCGCTGATCTGCTGCTCGACTTGCTTGATCCGGTCGAGCAGGTTGCTCGGGAGGTTGATCTGTCCCATCAGGCCACTCCGTCCAGCAGGGGCGCCATGGTGAGCTCGACGCGCTCAGCGTCCTTGCCCGGCGCGAAGGCCATGTCGACGACGCGGACGGGACCCTGGAAGCCGTTCTTGTGGAACAGGTCCCCCGGCGGGACGATCAGCCAGCCGTCGTCGCCGCGGTTGACGTCGGCCGCGGTCGGTGGGATGTCACCGCGCATGATCACCTTCGGGAGGACGACGGGCATCCGGGCGACCTGCTGATCGGCCTGGGCGTGGCCGGCGAGGGTGGTGGCGTCTTCGGCGGAGCTGTACTGGGTTTCGTTCTCCAGCAACGGGAACCCTTGGGAGTACTTCGAGGTGTCCTCGGAGACGGCGACCGGGAGACCGAGCTCGACGCCCTGCCCGGTGGCGAACGCGCGGGTGCCCATCCGGGTGCCGTCGCTGGGCCAGCCGTAGGCGGTGACGTTGCCGCCGACCTCCCAGCGGTGCGCGGAGCCCTGCTGGCCCAGGCTCGGCGTGCCGATGCGGATCACGCGCTGCGGCGCGCCGGTGGTGGCCGGCAGGACGTCGAACACCATGTCCGGGCCGTTGATCACGTTGCAGAGGTTGGTGAGCGCGTCCCCGACCTGGGTGAGGTTGAAGCCGGGGTAGGTGCGGTCGCGCAGCTGCCCGGACGTCGCGGTGTCGGCCGGGCTGACGAGGATGTTCCCGCCGGTGTGCGCCTGCGCAGTGGCGACCAGGCCGCGCGCGATCGCGTTCTGGTCGGTCGCCGCGTACGCCTCCGTCAGCGCGGCAACCTGGGTCAGCGTGCCGTCCGGCACGAACGTCGGCAGCACCTTGCGGTGGTCGAAGTAGCTCCACCAGTCGGCGGCGCCGAGCTGGACGGTCTTGGTCACCGAGTCGTAGTTGCGGGTCCAGATGATCCCGCCCCACATCGGCCGGGAGTCCCGGAACGCGTAGATCACCCGGCGGCACGGCATCGTCAGGTCGTACGGGTCGAACTTCTTCGTCCCCTGGGTCAACTTCCACGTGCCGTTGAACTTGCCGCTGGAGTTGAGCGGCCGGTTGAACTTCACGCCGGTGAGCCGGATCTCCTCGAGGACCTTGTTGGTCGCGAGGTCGGCCAGCAGGTAGGTGTAAACCGGGTTGGTGGCCATGGCTACTGGAAGAGGTCGATCGAGATTTGCGTGGACCCGCCGCAGAAGAATGCCGTGCCGGAGTTGATGTCCTTGTGGCCAGACAGCTTCAAGGTATGACTTCCCGCGGTGGCGAGGACGACGTCCCAGCCCATGCTGCCGGGGAGGCGTGTCTCGACGGATTGAGCGATGAACAAGCTCTGCTTGGTGTGGCGGGATCCGTCGACGTAGAGCGAGCCATAGCAGTACCCGGTGCCGGTCGCGGTCAGTCGCCAGTCGAAGTCGGCGCGGACCTTCGCCAGCGCGTTCGCGGCGACGGTGGTGAAGGTGATCGTGGCGCCCGCCACGTCGTTGTCGGCCGTGCCGATCGGCAGGTCGGAGCTGGCGATCGCGTTGTACCGCACCGGGCCTCGAGGTGCCCAGACGGTGCCGTTGTAGCGGTAGATGTTGTCGTCGGTGGTCAGGTGTGCGTACTGGCCGGTGTAGGGGTTGGTGACGTTGGCGAGCGCTGCCGTCTTCAGGAACCCCGGCGCGCGCCACGCGGTGCTGTCGTAGATCTCGATCCAGTCCATGTCCCGGCGGTAGACGTGCATCCCGTCGAAGGGCGTGACGAGCGCGTCCCGCTCGGCCTGGTTGGCGACGGGCAGCAGACCGCCGACGGCGACCGCCGAGGGCTGGGAGACGTTGGCGATGTTCGCCGTGACGATGGTCGTCGCGTTGGCCGGCACGGTGATGCTGGCGAGCAGGACGTAGTCGGCGCTGCCGGTCACGGTCGGGGCGACCGGTGTCCCGGCAGGGGTGCCGACGACCCGCTTGACGACCATGTTGCTGTTCGCGTCGCCGAAGTAGGCGTCGGACTGCTGGGCGATGATCAGGTCGATGCGGGCGTTTGCCGGGTCCGCGGCGGTGCCGCCGTTGGCCGGGTTGAGGACGTCGATGTCCTTGATCGCGTCCAGGACCATCGTGTAGGTCCCACCACCGCGGGAGGATTGCCGAACGTACCGGAACGGCTGGACGTGCACGAAGGTGTTCGCGGTCGGCGTGGTCTGCAGCACGCTGCCCGGCACGGCGGCCGCGCCGGTCGGGACCATGCCCGAACGCGAGGTGACCGCGCCCGCCGGCGTCCACAGCGCCGCCATCGAATGCCGGGCGTCCTCGACGGTCTGCACTCCGACGCCGGAGACCTGCTGTACGGCCCAGGAACCTCGCTCAACCACGGGAATTCCCCCTCACATCGACGTCGAGTAGTAGAGCGACTCGAGCAGGCCTTGCCCGTCGGCGCTGGTGAAACGGACCCGCGTGGTCGCCCCGGCCGGCAGGGTGAACCACTGGCGGGTGATCAGCTGGTTGGAGCGAGAGACGCCGTCGGTGCCCAGGACTGTGCGGTCCTCGTAGGACAGCAGCAGCTGCGCGCCCGCCGGCAGCACGTAGGCCGGATCGAACGCCAGCTGGTCGCCGGTGTCCGGGTTGGTGATGACCGGGCCGGTCGAGGTGCCGGTGATCCGGAACACGGGCTGCACGGCGGAGTTGCCGGCGTTGGTGAGCAGCAGTTCGCCGCCGGACTGCGCCGAGCCCCACACCAGCGGGTAGGTCAGCGGCCACAGCAGCCCGCCCGCGCCGGCGCCCGGTGGGCTGACGGGACCGGCGATCTGCTGCGGGAGGTGCAGCAGCCGCGGATTCGTCGCACGCCACTGGATAGCGCCCTGGGTGTAGCCGATGCCCCGGTTGCGGGGGATCGGCAGCGAGCGGCGCACACAGCGGGCGTTGACCATGGCTTTGACGCCGTCCCACTGCACCACCAGCGGCTCTTCGATCGGGTTCTCTGTCGGCGCGGTCGCGGCGCGCAGCGCCTTCTCGGCCGCGGAGAACCCCGTCGGGTCGGTGCTGATGGTGAAGGACAGCGTGACGGTGCGGCGGTCGACGAGCAGCTGCCCCGCCTGGGAACCGTGGTAGGAGTCGAAATCCACGTCGCCGTCGCGCATGTCCGGCAGGTCCAGCCAGCCCTGCAGGTCGGTCAGCTTGTACGCCGAGCCGGCGCCGAGCAGCAGGCTCCGCCACTGCACCTGGCCGTCCTGGGTGATGAGCTCGCCGGCCACGTCAGCCTCCCGTCCGAGACAGCCAGTCCAGCTCTTCCGCGATGTCCGCGGGCGACGCGTTGGCCGGCGGGTTGAACGTGCCGATGTTCACCGTGGCGCGCGCGTGCCCGCCGCCCGCGCCCGCGAGCGCGGCCGCGGGCGCGACCTGAGCGCCGCTGTTGATCGCGTACAGCAGCGGGAGGTTCTTCGCGGTGGCAGCGGCGTTGACGATGAACTCCTTGTTGCTGATCGCGACCAGGTTCGCGTCGTCGCGCGGGCCACCGACGCCGCGGAAGAGGCCGCCGTCGGGGAACCGCGGCATCCCGCCGTTCGCGTAGCCGCCGACGAGGCCGCCGTCCTTGCGGGCGATGGCGGGCCCGGTGAGGCTGGAGCCTTGGCCGACGGTGCCGTAGAACGTGGTGACGGCGATGTGGACATCTCGGTCGTGCAGCGCGGCGATCCGGTCCGCCAGCACGGACACCTTCGCGGCCTCTTGGTCCGCGCTCGAGGTGATCGCGATGAACTTCCCGTCCGGGAGCCTGTAGACCGCGTGCCCTGTGCCGTCGATCGCGACCGTGAGGCCAGCAGCTCGGGCCTCGGAGAGGTTCATCATCCCGATGCCCTGCTGCAGGGACGCGGGCAGCGCACCCTTCCAGGTATCGGCGAGGTTGACCGTCTCGCGGTTCATCGCGGCCGCCGAGATCGCGGCCTTCTCGTTCTCGGTTTTGCCGACAGCTGTGGCCGCTGCTGCCTGGCCAGCCGCGATGATCTGGCTGTGCATGGCCGACTCGGCACCTAGGAGCGCCTTCGCCTTGTCGTCCTCGCTGGCCTTGCCGTCCTTGTTGATCTTGACGTAGTCGTCGAGCGCCTTCTTGGTCTGCTCAACCGAGCTGCGGTAGCTGAGCTGTCCGCCGACGGCATCCTGCGTCGCCTGAGTGTGCTTCGTGACGGCGTCGCGTGCTTCGATCTCGGCCTGGTTCAGGCCGGTCAGGGCGTGTTCCGTCGCGATGTAGGCCTCGGCCGCCTTCTTCTGCGCGTTGATCTGCTCACCGACCGCGCCGAGCCCGTTCAGTATCTGCTCGATCTGGGTCTGCTGTGCAGCTGACAGCCGCTGCGCGGACTCGCCACTGGAGTCGTAGGACTTGCCCGCTTCGAGCACGCTGCTCTTCAGCTGGTCGTAGTTCCTGCCGGTGTCCAACGCGTTCTGGCCGAGCTTCAGGAACTCGTCGCGATTCTCCTGGACGATGCCCGCGTTATCGGCGATGCCGCGCAGCGTGGCGATCGAGGACGTGCGCAGGCTCTCGTAGGCCGTGCTGGACCCGTAGATCGCCGCGGTCGCGGTGGTGATGTTCTGGCCGAAGCTGGAGAGGTTCGCCGCGGCGTTCTTGTCGGCCAGCGCCTGAGCGTTCTTCGCCCGCGTAGCCTCGCCCAGGACGCCGTTGTCCTGCCGAATCGCGTCCGTGAGGCCGCGGACGTTCTCTGCGTGCGCTGCGGCGTAGGCAGCGGCCTTTTCCTGCGACTCGCCGAGGATATTGAGCCCGAGCGACAGCGCCGACACCGCGATGAAGGCGGGGTTGATCGCGCCGGCTGCGAGGCCGCCCACCGCCGCGCCGAACTTGCCGGTGAGCCCCTCCGCGCCCTTGATCTTCTCTCCGAGCCCGTCGAAGCCTTTCCCGGCGTCGATACCGAACTTGGTGGCGACCATGGACGCAGCGCCGAAGGAACCTGCGAACTGGGTGACCTCGGGCGGCAGCGCGGAGACGGCGGCCAGGACGCCGTGCAGCATGGTCGCCAGGCCGGAGCCCGTCGTCGAGAACCCCTGCAGGAAACCGATCGCGCCTGACCCCTGCGCGGTGAGGTCGACCAGGCCGCCGGTCAGCTGGTCGACGATCGTGTCGAGCGACCGCAGCGGGCCGGCTGATCCGTTGGCCACGTTGGCGAACAGCGACCCTAGGCGGCCCTCGACGGTGCGGACGGTACCGCCGAGGATGCTCAGGCCGGTGTCCGCGCCCTGTGCGCCCCTCGACGCGTTGGCGGCGAACTCGCTGATGCCCTGCCCAGCCTCGCCGGCGAACGTCCGTAGGCCCTGGAACACGGGGCCAGCAGCGCGCACGGCCGTGAGAACGCCCGGCATCGCGTTCTCGGCAAGGTCCGTCGCCGCCCCCGTCATCTCGCGGATCTGCGGCGCCGACGCCTGGACAGCGGACGCGACCTGCGGTTGTAGCCGCGTCCATGCAGCACCCACGTCGTCGATGGCACCGACGACGTCATCCTGAAGCGGCGCGGACATCGCCGCCGCATCGGACTTGAACTGGCTGGTGAGCACGCCGAGCCGGGCCTGGACGGCGTCCGACTTCGCGACGGCGCTGATGCCGAAGGCCGCGAAGCCTGCCGTCATCAGACCGAGGCTGCCGGCCACCGCCGCTGCGCCGATGGCAGCGGCGGCCGGCAGGCCCACGGTCAAGCCCGCGAACATCTTCGGGTTGAAATTCTTTTCAACCTTCTTCGCCGTGTCCTTTGTGGACTTGTCGATCTTCTGGCCGGACTTGTCGGCCTCGTCGGCGATGTCGTCGAGGTCCCGCTTCGCCGACACCTTGGTGCGATCCCAGTCGGCCTTGTCCATCTTCAGGAAGGCGACGAGCTCACCGATGTTCAGCGCCATGGTCGTCTACCTCCTTCTTCGGTGGGGGCGTGAAGTGCCGGGTGATGCGGGTGTTGGCGGCCAGCAGGGCGACGATGCGAGTGCGGAGCCACCGCCACGAGCGGCTTTCGAGCAGGGCGTCGTCGCCGACGTCGAGGCCGTACACCTCGTGGAGGTCGGCCTCGACGAGCGGCCACTGCGCGAGCAGCTCGCGCCAGCTGACTACGTCGCCTTCGGCTTGCGCTTTCGCTTCCGGCGTGAGGTCGTACCACCGGTGGAGGCCGGTGCTGTCGTCGTAGTCGCCCCGCCCTGTGACGCCTGGCGGCGTGCCGCCCGGCTCTGGCGCGGGGCCCGGGCTTCCCCCGAGAGCGCTCCGCTTGCCGTCAGGTGGTCGGCAGCTTCCGGACCGATCGCGAAGTAGTAGAAGGCGTAGCGGGAGATTCGCTGCACCTTCACCCACGAAACGCCGTCAGCGACGAGCTCGTCCACCGTGCGGCCGAGCACCTTCCGGATGAAGTCCTGCTCGTCGCCGTCGTCCAGGCGCAGAGCGGCGATCTCGTCCGGGGTCAGTCGCTCGCCGGCCACCTCGCGCTCGCCCAGGTTGGCGAGCGCGGTGAGCCAGAGCCCCGTCTTGGCGTCCGGCGACGCGATTCGGTACACCTTGCCGTCCACCGGCACTTCGAGCGCATCGTCGGCGAGGAAGGCGCCGAGATCCCGGTACGCCATCAGCTGTAGGTGTACTTCGTCTGGGCGGTGGCGGCCGAGGCACCGGCGCCGTTGGTGACGACGACGTCGACGACGCCGGCAGTGTGCGCCGGGACGATGGCCTCGATCAGGCCGTCGGAGATCACGTCGTAGCTGGTGGCGTTGGTGGTGCCGAACTTCACGCCAGTGGCGCCCGTGGTGCCGGTGAAGTTGTTGCCCGCGATGCGGCACAGCGACCCGCCGGCGGCGAGCCCGGTGGCCGGGGTGAGCAGCGTGACGACCGGGATCACGGCACCGGTGTTCGGGTGGGTGATCGCGTTGAGGCGGCCCTGGCCGTCGAGGGTCAGGGAAACGATGTCCAGGTCGGACATCTTGCCGCCGTCGGGCGACCAGGTGACGGCGGCGAACCCGTCGTACGCTTCCGCGCGCGGGCCGGAGGGGGTCATCTCGTAGAACCGCACGTGGACCGCGTTGTTCGGGCCCATCTGCCCGATCGCGCGGGAGCGGAGGTATTCCTGGCCCGGGTCGTAGGCGGTGGCGTCGGCCTGGGTGACCTTGCGGGCGATCTTCGCGGTGACGCCCCACTCCTCGGCGGTCTTGGTCTTCGACATGAAGCCACCGGAGTCGAAGTCCGAGTCGTCCTGCAGGGTGGGGTTGAGCTTCTGCTGGAAGTTGACGATGCCGAAGACACCGACCCAGGTCGGGGCCGCGCTGCTGAAGGCGGTGTCGACGTCGAGGTACCACTTCCGGACGGTGGTCGAGGCACCGAGCGGGACAGCGCGAGACGGAACGGGCATGACGAGATCTCCTAGGTTCGGTTGGTGCTCGGCCGGTTGACCGTGAAGTAGTAGTTGTCCGAGTGCTCCCACCGGTTCGAGTCGTCCCGGCCGAGCGGCGCACCGGAGTTGCGCAACGCCTCCACGACGTGCACGGTGCCGAGGGTGAACGCGGTCTTGCCGTGCAGCACGTCGAAAACGGCGTCGGCGACGGCCTTGACGTCGTGCGGGTCGACGCCGCCGCGGCACCGGACCTGCATCCCGATGACGGAGTCCGACAGGGACGGGTCGTCGGTGACCGGGTAGTCCGACAGCACGATCGCCCGGTCCGGTGTGGACGGCATCGCCGCGAACACGATCGCCGTCTCGTTCGTGGCGTACGCCGAGCCGTCGGAGCGGTAGGTCCCGACGCCGGCCGCCGCGAGGAAGCTGGCCAGACCGTTGAGCAGGTCGCCGGAGAAGCTCACTGGAGCGCCTCCCGGAGCGCGGCGGCGAGGATTTCCGCAACGGTGTCCCGCTCGGCGTTCAGCGGGCCCTCGAGGTACTTCGCGGTGCGGCCGGGGGCGTGGCGGAGGTCGAGCCGCTCATGCTGGTACCGGGCGTAGACGGTGTCGTAAGACACCGCCGCGGTGTAACCCTCGGCGCTGGCGACGCCCGAGCGTTCGAGCGTGCCTTCTTCCAGCGGCACGACCTCGCGGGACTTCTGCAGCACATGCTCGGCGGCGACCTTCAAGGCCCGCCGAGCCGCCCAAGACGCCTGCTGATCGACGTGCTCGCCGTCCCAGTGCACTACCGCGCGGATGCTCACGTGCAGTTCACCTCCACGTGCGAAGGCACTGGCAAGGCACCGCCATCGCGGTCGGCGGTGGTGATCACCGTGGCCACCCGGCTGCCGAGGTTGATCCGGGACTCCGGCGGGGCGACGGTTCCGGGCAGGCAGTACACAGTGGACTCCGAGACGACCTGCGACCCGTTCGGGGCGCGGACCAGCCGCCGCTTGTCGTCGCGGAAGCACGGCACGGTCACCGGCGGCCCGTAGACCGGCCCGTTGGCGCCGGTGCCCTGGAACGGCTCGATCACCACCTGGTGCTGGAGCAGGAACCGCGGGAGCGCTACAGCCACGGCCGCTCCCACGAGTAGATCTGCACGACCGACCCGGGCAGCACGGTGCCGCGCAGCTCGGTCTCGGCCTGCGGCGCCAGCTGCTGCCCCGACACACCGCTGCTGGCACCACGCCCGGAGCCGCGGCGGGACAGGTTGACCGACCCGATCGACACCGTCTCGTACAGCGACACCAGGCCCTGCTCGTCGCCGGTGAGCAGCCACCACAACGCCTGCGCGCACGTGGCCCGCCGGAACGCATCCCGGATCGCGGTGTCGGTGGGGTAGCCGGAGGTGTCGGCCTCGTAGACCGCGGTGAGCGTCGCGCGGCGGATGACGGCGCTGGCGGAGGTGAGCAGCCGTGTGGCTTCCGGATCGCTGGGCACCGTGGTGCCCGCGGGGACGTACCCGGTCAGGTCCGCCAGGGTGGCGTACACGAGGGTCACGGCTGCTCACCTCCTCTCGGTCAGCTGGCGACGACGAGCGGCGCGAACGACTGCACCGTCGGCGTCGCGATCGTGGCCGGCGCGGTCGCGACGAGCGCGGAGCCGCTGGACTGCGCGAGGTTGCGCTCGCCGGTCAAGATCGGCTTCGGCACCAGGCAGCCCAGCAGGCTGGGCACGGTGGTGGCCTTGACCATCAGCGCGGCCCAGTACACGCCGGTCTTGCTGATCGTCACCGGCGCCGACAGCGCGAGCGTCTTCGCGGTGAACGCGGCCCACGCGGCCGTGGTCTGGTCCGCGGACTGCGCGAGCAGCGCCGGCGTGGCCTGCGTGTCGTACAGGGCGGCCCAGTAGTTCGTGGGCGTCCCGGCCGCCGTCTGTCCCGAGTGGAACGTCAGGTTCGTGACGACGTCCCCGGCCGTGAGGAACAGCGGTACCGACGTCATGACCTGCGTGACGAGCGGCGCGGAGCCGGTGTCGCCGCCGGAGTCCATCAGGCCGAGGCGCGGGAGGTTGGCACGGCCGAAGGTGCCGTTGGCCGGGCCGGCCGGGTTGAGGTAGCCGAGGGCGTCGCGGATGACGCCCTGGAACTGACCGAGCTGGCTCATGCCGAGGTTCCTTCCTGGATCTTCGCGGCCAGCTCCTTGAGCTGGTCACGCTTGAGGTCCTTCACCTGGTCCGGGGTGACGCCGGGCAGCGTGAGGACGTGCTCGCGCCAGGCGTCCTCGGACGCGTTGCCCGGTGGCGGGGTGGCGGGGTCGTGGTCGTCGTCGCCGACCTCGGCTTCCGGCTCGGGTTCGGCCGGGAGGACCTCTTCGACGACGTAGCCGGCGTTGCGGAAGTACGCCAGCTCGGCCGGGTACGTCGCTTCGTCGACGAGCGCGTCGCCCTTGGCGAACGCGACGTCCCCGACGCTGCCGGTGTAGGCGCGGTTCGGGGCCTGGATCTTGAATGTGGCCATGGTTCTGGAGCTCCCTACTGGACCTTGACGCCGCGGAGGACCGCGGACGCCTTGGTGTTCTTGAGCACCATCGCGACCGGGCCCATCTCGATCTCGCCGGACTTGACGGCGCCGGCGACGGAGAAGTCCGGCATCCACGTCTGCACCAGCTGCGAGCCGGCCACCGACGCGCCGTGCAGCGCGTCCAGCCCGAACGACACCGCGTAGAGGTCGGTGGTGTTGGTCCCGGAGATCGGGATGATCGGCCCGGAACCGTCGTAGCGGTCGCCGATGTCGATCAGCACGTAGTCGCCGTAGCGGTCGATCTGGCGGCCGAGGTCGTCCTTGTCGGAGGTGAACATCGCGGCCCACCGGGCGAGCGCACGCACACGCGTGATGCTCTTGGTGTTGCCCAAGATGGCCTTCACGCCGGCGGGCACGGAGCCGGGCGCGCCCTGGTCACCGCCACCAGTGTGCGACGGCACGAGGGTGGACAGCCAGTCGTCGAGCTCGTCCAGGCGCGCGTTCGCGATGGCCTGGGTGATGACCGTGCCCGGGGACCAGTCGGAGTTGCCAGCCGAGGTGTAGCCCGCCGTCTTCTCCGTGCTGGTGCCCGTGAGGGCCTTCGAGAGGCCGTCGAAGCCGGTGGCGTCGACCGCAGTGTCGCCGAGGATCAGCTCCTGCTGGAAGCGGGTGCGCACCGAGGTGAGCAGCTGCTGCATCTGGAAGCTGACCTCGTTCGACGCCTGCGGGCCGAGGTTGGACAGCACCCGGTCGACGGAGAACGCGCCACCCAGCGGTTTGAGGTCGCTGGAGAACCGGGCCCGGACCGCCTGGCTCGGCGTGTACTCCGAGTTGATCGCACGGAACGCGGCCGGCGCCGCAGCGGTCAGCCGCGTGTAGGCGTAGGTGAGGCTGCCACCATTGGTACCCGGGGTGACGGTGTCGTCGAAGGTGATCTGGTCCAGCAGCCACGAGTAGCGGCGCAGGTTGTCGATGACGGCGTAGTCGACGTCCGCGGACGTGTTGACCTGCGCCTGAGCAAGGGTCACGGGCATGTCGGTGTCTCCTTGAGAGGGGTCAGCCGCCGAGCTGCTTCTTCACGGCTGCCATGAGCGAGGTGGGTCGGGCGCTGGTGGAACCGGTGCCGCCCGGGTGGTCACCGCCGGACCGCGCCGCCGTCGGGGTGGTCGGCGTGGCCTTGTGCTTGGGGTGCTTGTCGACCCACACCGTGATGTGGGCCTGCAACTTCGTCCGGAACTCCGCCGACTTCGGGTCGAGCCCGATGAAGTCGTCGGACACGATGCTGTCGAGGAAGGCCGTCGAGTCGAGGAGAGCGTCCGCGTCCGCGCCGGCTGCCGTGGCGACCCGGAGGACGGCGTTCTCAGCCGCGGTCTCCCAGGCGATCGCCTGCTGGTCGGTGACCTGGGCCGCCAGGGCCTCAGGGTCGGGCGGAGCGTCGGTGCCATCGGTGGTGAGACCGAGGGCTTTCAGGACCGCGTCACGCTGCTGCTGGGCCTCCTGGGCCTGCTGGGCTGCGGTCTGCTTCGCCGTGCGATGCCCGGCGTTCTCCTTGCGGAGATCCTCGATGATCTTCTGCGCTTGCTCGAGCGTCATGCTCGAGGTGCCCTGCGGCTGCTGGGTGGCCGGCGCCTGGCCGGTTGCCTGCTGCTGTGCGGGCGGTGTTGCGGGCGGCTGGGTCCCTTGCGGCGCCTGGCCGCTGGTCCCCGCGTCGGTCGGGGTGCCTGACCCCTGCGACGTGTCTGCCATGATCGTACGTCCTTCCTGGACGGTCTACTCGGACTTCCGCGACTTGGCCGCTTTCGCGGCGAGTCGCCCGAACTTGGCGGGGCCGTACTTCTTGCGGCCGATGGACGCGGCGAGCGCGCCCGGGTCGCTGGCACCCTTCGCCGCCAGCTGGGCGACGAGCTTCTTGAACCTGGTGCCTGTGCCCAGCTTCGGTGTGTCGGCCACGGTGGGCCTCCCTACTTCTTTCCGAGGGACTTGAGGGCGGCCAGCTGGGCGCGCTCGCCGGGCAGGAGCCGCTTCTTCTTCTCCAGGAACGCGATCCGAGGCGCCACGCTCTCGGCGCCGTGCTGGTCCACGAAGTCCTTGGCGAGGCTGGCGAGGTCCTTCTGGGCTGGCTTGGCCGCGGGCTTCTTCGATCCGGCGCTCTGGAGCGGCGTCGGGCTCGACGTCCTCGGCGCGGCGTTGGGGTGATTCCGATCTTCGGCAAGACTGACGAGGTGGTTGGGTTCGCCGCCGATGTGGATCGCGGTGTCGTGGTCAATCTGCTTCAGTGCCTTGCGGTTGTCCTCGGGAATGATGTGGATCTTCCCTTCGCGGCTCATCCGCTTCAGGTGCTTGTCCTGCTCGGCACGGGACATACCCATCGAGTCCAGGGAGGGCCGCATGTCCGCCAGCCCGGCAGAGATGTTGCCGGTGCGCTTGGTGAGCTCCCGGATCTTGCTCGTGACGTGACTGTCGAAACGGGCTTCGGGAGTGTCGGCGGCGGGCTTGGCGGCCGGCTTCGGCGCGACTGGCCGGGCTTTGGCGATGGGCAGCTTCCCGCCCATCGCCCCCTTCTCGTGGTCCGCGGGCGACAGCTCACCCTTCATCGAGCCGTGGCCGAGCTTGCCGCTGACGGTGGCTTTGCCGTGGTGCTCGACGGCGGCCTTCTTCTTGGCCGAGAGCTTCTTGTGTCGGCTGCCGCTGCCGAGATGGCGCTTCCCGCCGCCCATGTGCGCGAACGCGGCGCGTTTGGCGGCCGGGTCCAGGTCGTCGAAGTTGAACTTTGCCACCGGAGTACTCCTCAGCGGGCCGTGCCGATCCGCTCGCGGTGGGGCTGGCGGAACAGCTGGGTGGGTGCGTTACGGATGTGCTCGCGGATCTCGGCCTGCGTGGCGCGGACCTTCGCCTCGTACGAGCGCTTCGCGGCGGGGTCGAGCGCGGCCGCGGCCTGGAGCTTGTCCTTGCGGACCTTCCGCTCGAGCGCGCGGAGCTGCTGCCGGGCCTTGTCGCCTTCGGGGTCGGCGGTGTCGGTCGGCAGCCGGGTGACGCCGGGCAGGTACGCGGAGAGGGAGTGCCGGCAGTTCGGGTGCATCAGCCCGGCGGCGACGGCCTCGCCGACCGTTCCGGCGACGTGCACGGTGACGTTGCGGTCCTGGGTGCCGTGCAGCGCCTGGACGCGGCGCTCGCCGGCCGGGCCGGACCGGGCCAGCACCTTGCCCTCCCACGGGCGGCAGCGTGCGCACTCCTGCGGGGCGTTGGAGACGACCACGAGATCGATCCCGGCCGCGCCGAGCCGGTCGAGGCCGCCCTGCACCGCGGCCTGGGCGGTACCGGTGCGGGAGGCCATCTCCACATAGGACGCGAGGTCCCACCGGCGGCCGCGCTTATCGACGAACCCGGTGATGCCGCGGCTGAGCAGCTCTTCCCAGGCGCGCTGGGCGCTGCGGAGCCGGGTTTCCCGCCCGGTGAGCGTGCCCGTCAGCAGCGTCTTGGCCATGACCTCGCGGTAGGCGTCGAGGTCCCACCGGAGGATCCGCACGTGCGTGCCGAGCAGCTTCGAGGTGAGCGCGTACACCATGCGCTGGATCGCGCCGAGCTGCGGCAGCTGGCGGCGGAGGTCGGCGAGCATCGCGTCCGTCATGCCCGTGCGCTTGGCGAGTTCGGCTGTCGCGGCCTCGCCGCCGCGGTGGTAGGCCAGGACGACGGCCTGCTCGACGGTGCCGGTCAGGTCCCGCTGGATCTGGTTCAGCAGCGACCGGGCGCCGCGGGAGAGGATGCCGAGCGCGGCCAGCTGCTTCTCCGCGTCCGGGGGTTCGTCGATGCCGGCGCGCAGCTGGCGGGAGATCTGGTCGGCCAGCTGGACCTCGAGCCCGTGGTAGAGCTCGGCGATCGTCCCGGCGATGTCCGCGCCGAGCGTCCGGTCGACCGGCACAGGGCTACCCGGCCGCCGGCGGCTGGTCGGCTGGCGGTGTGGTGTCGCCGGTGAAGGTGGCCGGGTCGGTCAGCGGCGGCGGCGTGCCCTCGGCCGTGATCCGCTTGACCTCCTCGCCGACCTGGGTGTCGTCCCAGTCGGGGTGGAACATCTTGACCTTCGTCTCGGTGGACGCGGCGCGTGCGGTCTCCAGCAGCGCGAGCGTCTGCGCCAGGCTGGCCGAGTCCTGTTGGACGGCGTCGGGGAAGTTCACCGTCGGCGGGGTTGCCGGATCGACGGACCATCCGAAGTGGACCTGCCCGATCTTCAGCAGGGCCTGGAGGATCTCGCCCAATCGGGGACGCACGTACTTGATCTTCTTGTCCCGGGTGATCAAGCTCTTCCGCTCCCGCGCGGCGACCTCCGTCGCGGTGACCGCTACGTCGCCGCTCAACCCGAACGTCTGCTGCGAGTAACCCGCCGTCGTCACGACCCGGCCGATCAGGCCGAGCATGGTCTTCTCGTGCTCGTCGACCCGGATCGCGAACTGCTGCATGGTGAGCCCGGTGCTGCCGTCCGATGCCGGGATCATCGACAGGCCCTCGTAGGCCTCGCGGTCCGGGTCGAAAAGCGCGCCCTTCCCGGGACCTCTGTCTTGCAAGAACGCCTCGGGGACGATCACGCGGGCCTTGGCCAGGCGGAGGTCACGCATCCACGAGGTCATCGTCTCGTCGAGCGCGTCCATCAGCCCTTCGGAGCCGTCGAGGTCCGACCGGCCGAACGGCGCGCACGCCGGCGAGGACCGCCACAGCCGGTTCGGTTTGATGTTCGGGTAGTAGACCGCGGTGAGCTGGTCGATTCCGGTGGCGATGGTGTCGCCCTGGTCGACGACGTCGGCGAGGTTCAGCGTCTCCTTGTACTGGTTGAGCGGCACTTTGCGGCCCAGTTCGGTTTCGCTGCCTTCGTAGACGCCGTGCAGGATGTAGCCCGGTTCGTGCCGCTCGAGGTGCCGGACAACGAGCGTCTTCTCCGACGCCAGCTGCCGCACGAACGTCACCGCGGAGAGCTTCCCGTACTGCCACTCCGGCACCGCGGCGTCGGCGTGCACCGCGGACAGCCACGGCCCGTCCGGGTTGACGTCGGTGTCCCACACCACCCGCAGGTACACACCGGACAGTGCCGCGGCGACCTCGGCGGATTCGAGCAGCGTGGCGTGCAGCTCGTCACCCAGCAGCTCGTCGAGCTTGGTCTGGGTGCCGGCGTGGTCGGAGGTGAGGGTGATTGGCTCGCTGAACAGCAGATCGGCGGACGTGGCGGCGATGTCCGCGGCGAGCGGCACATGCACCTTGGTCCGCTTCTCGCCGGGGGTGATCGGCTGGCCCCAGAACCACCTCGCCACCGTGCCGACCAGGCCGCCGCGCATCTGCGACGGGCGGACGTGCGGCCGGTTGACGAGCTGCTGGCCCTGCAGCTGGTACACCAGCGACAGTTCGTCGGGGTTGCCGGAGTACCAGGCCGACCAGGCGCGCATCGCGTCGAACGCGTCGACGTACTCCTTCGGCGGCCAAGGACCACCATCGGGCAGCGGCACGTCAGACCTTCTTTCGGATGCCCTTGCGGGGCGGGAGCGTCTTGAATGGACGGCTGGCTTTGTTGGTCTCGGCCCAGCGCTTCACCCAGCCGCCGTGGCCGAACTTCGCGTGCGCCCAGCGCCACTGCGCGCGCGAGACGAACTCGTGCTGACCGTTGCCGCGCCCGGGCACGGTCAGCCCTCTTCGACCTTGTCGGCGGCCGCGCGCAGGGCGGCCGCGATCTGGATCACCGGGACTTTCGCCTTCATCTCGGCCACGTCAGATCTCCTGCTTGGAGACGGCGTACCGGGCGGCGTCGAGGCGGTCACCGACGGCGAGCTGCCGCATCCGTTCGAGCGCCTCGTCGACCTGCGTTCTGTTCCAGCACGGCGGGAAGGTCGCCGGGTCGTGCTCGCAGCCCTGGCAGCCGTTGCGGTGGCCGCGCGCCGACCGGTGGGTGTCGCACAGCCGGTCGGAGGTGATCTGGCCTTCGCAGTCCTCGTTGTTGAAGCGGCACGGCACGTAGACCTCTTCGGACACGAGCGGGCGGTCCCACATCAGACTTCCTCCTCGACGGTGATCTTCACCAGGGCGTCGACGGGGACGTGCAGCTCGGCGAGGCCTTCGAGCGCGGCCATCGCGAGGTCTTCCCAGCTGATGTCGCCGTCGTTCTCCTGGCGCATGTGGTGGGCCATCCGCTCGGCCAGCTCGGCCCGGGTGGCGTACCGACGGCGCGTGACCATCAGGCTTCTCCCGCTCGGCGCCAACGAACTCGGCCGTTCTCGAACTCGAACGCCAGACCCGAGCGCTGCTCGATCGTCTGCTTCACGGCCTCGTCGAGCTCCGGGTCGCTCAGGTGGATCGTGTAGAACTTCGCGTGGTGCTTGGGGCGTGTCCCGAAGTAGACGAACGACGGGGTGCGGTCGCGGTCGAAGTACCCGTCGCGTCGCACCACCTCGAGCTGCTCGGCCGTCAGCGCGTCCCAGGCGATCCACTCCACGGTGTAGCCGGTGGGCACGCTCGGCCCCCAGCTGGAGCCGATGACGTACAGCCGCTCAGGGGCCTGGTTCGCCACGTCGACGTAGAACTTGTGCGGCCACCCATACTTCTGGTCGGCCCAGTTCGGTAGCCAACTCGGCTCGGCGGCCAGGTCCTCGGGGTGGATGCTGCCGCACCACGAGCAGCGCCGGAAGTGCTCGCCGTGCTCCGGCTCGCGCCAGGACCAGTCGAGTCCGCGCACCATCGCGTCGGGATGGACCTCTTGCGCGGCCATCAGCGCGGGCCGGCCTTGATCGCGTCGCCGATCGGGTCGGCGGGCTGGAAGACCGCGCGGTTGAGGTGGTAGAAGGCGTACTCGAACTGGGTGCGGGCCATCGCCAGCTGGCGCGGGTCGACCGGCACGCCGGCGTCCAGGTACCGCTGGAGGAACAGGGCGGTGCGCTCCTCGTGCGACTTGACGAAGTTCACCAGCTCCAGTGCCTCGACGGTCTGCGGCTTGTAGCCGGTGACGTTCTGGCTGCCGGTGTCGACCAGCTCGCTCAACGGTGGGCACTGCTCGTCGTTCTGGCTGTCCGCCTCGATCTTCTCGTCGCTCATCGGGCCTGCTCCGGCCCGTCGAGCGGCACGATGGCGTCGATGTCCGCGCCGTGCTTTGCGAGTGCGTCGAGCACGGCGTTGGCCGCGTCCACGTGGACGTACTCGGGGGCGAGGATGGCGACGACCTGGTCGCGGGTCGCGAACTTCTTCGGCTGAGTCACGCTGCCTGTCCTTCCTGGACGTAGGGGCGCCAGAGCGCCTCGGTGGTGTGGATGCCGTACCGGCCGCCGTCGAGCGAGTGGTCAGCCGCCTTGATCGGGGCGTCTTCGCCCTTCTCGGCCTTGTCGGGGTCCCAGCTGTAGCCGCCGACCTCGGAGATCCAGCCTTCGCAGGACTCGTGCACCCGCAGCAGATCGCGGGCGAGCAGCGAGCTGACAGTGCGGATGCCGTCGAGGACCTCGTTCCGCGCGAGCGTCGGCGTGAGGCCGTCGCGGTGCAGCTGCTGAACGAACGACGCGGCCGAGGGGTCGACGACCGTCCACTCGGGCCAGATGCCCTTCGCGGCCTCGAAGTGCGGGTGCGGCAGCTCGCCGAGCCAGCTCCGAAACTTCTCGCTGTACTCGACGTCGGTGAGCGCGCGGCGCTGGTGCTTGCTGTCCCATCGCCACTCGTGGGTGAGGTACAGGCGTCGGGTGCCGTCCTGCTCCGGGTGGGCCAGGCCCAAGATGAGCGCGGCGAACGGGTTCGTGGTGCCGTAGTCGATGCCCGCGCTCAGCCAGCGGTCGATCTGCGGGAGCTCCTTGACGACGTGCCGGGCCGGGTCCCACATGTCGTACACCGCGCCCTCGGCCAGGCACCACTCGCCGAGGATGAACCGCCGGTACCAGAGCCCGACGTACTGCCGCTTCAGCAGCGCCACGTACTGCGGGTCGAGGCTCGGGTTGTCGTCGAGGGTGAAGTGCCACGAGCGGAGCCCGACCTCGGCCGCGCGGAGGATGAAGTCCTTCCGCAGCCAGTGCGCCGGCCCGTCCGGGTTGGTGGTGGCGAACAGCTTCGCGCCCGGCACCCGCAGCCGGGACAGCAGCATCATCCAGAACCCGCGGGGCAGCAGCGTCGCCTCGTCGGCGTAGGCCAGCGACACCGTCGCGCCACGGATCTTGCCCTCGGCCTTGACGTCGTTCGCGCCGACGATGTGCACCGTGCGGCCGAGGATCGTCGCTATCCCGGCGCCGCGGGTGTGGTGCACGTGCTTGGCCAAGGCACCGAAGATCTCGACCGACTGCAGCGGCTCGATCAGGTTCCGCTCGATCGTTTCCTTGGTCTTGCCGCTGATCACGATCAGCCCGCGCGTGGGCGCGTCGGCGAGGGCGATCAGGAAGGCCAGCAGCGACGCGATGGTCTTGCCGGAGGACACCGCGCCGGACCAGAGCGCGATCTGCGGTGTCTGGCCGGACTCGACGATGGAGCGGATCTGGTTCCGCGACATGGTCGAGAGCAGGTGGGAGAAGTCAGGCGCCGGCATCCTCGGCCGGGCCTTCCGCCTCCATGTGGTCGTACGCGGCCTGCAGCCCGGCGGCGAGCGCGCCGATCATGCTGCGCGCCTCGTCGACGTCGTCGCCGACGGTGTCGTGGTCGTCGAGCCGCATCGAGGTGGTCGCCGCGGCGGTGGCCGCCTGCATCAGCTTGAGCTTGTCGACCGGTGTCGGCTCGTGCTGCGTCCAGGTCTGGCGCACGAACTCCTTGCCACCGTGGTCGATGTAGGTGTGCGGCATCCAGATCTGCTCACGCAGCCGCTCTGCATCGTCGAGCAGGTGCAGCTGCAACGCGGCCCGGCGTGCGCGGGCGTCGGCAACCTTGGCCTCCGTGGCGGCCTTCACGCCCTCGCGGTCGAAGCTCAGGCCTTCCTCGTCGGCGATCTTCGACACCGTGGCGCCGGAGCGGCCGATGGCCTTCGCGATGGCGTTGCGAGTCTCGCCGGCGGCGTGGAGGTCACGGACCTTACGCCGGTCCTCGTCGGTGATCGGGCGCGCTCGTGCCACGCGATCACCTCCAGCTGGTCTCGGGGATTGCCCTCCACGTCCTGCCCGTGTGCGAGCGTGGGCCGAGGGCTCTCGTCGACTCCGCCGGCGAGCCCCGGGTACAGCGCAGCCCCCGCCGGATCACGAACGGCGGGGGCTGCGAGGTCCCGGAGCCGATCCCGGGTAACGGCGCTCATCAAAGGGGTAGATCGAAACGCCCGAGGGCGTAAGGCCAGGGCTACTCACCCTGGCGTGGTCCGGCGGGCATAGCTCCGCCCAAGATCAGCGTGACACAGCGCTTGAGCTGGGCGCAACTCGCCCCGCCGACCGGTCGCGACCGGTGGTCACTGCGGGAGTCGGACGGCTTCGATCGCGGCCACGCAGCCGGGGCAGAGGATGCCGCCCGGGCCGGCCGGGTTCTCGCCGCACTTCGAGCAGGTCGGGCCCTCGGTCGTCTCGTCGCTCATGCCTCGATCACACCATCCCTACGCTCGAGGTACGCGAGGACCTCGCCGAGGTCGTAACCGCCGTCACCTCGGGTGAGGTGGCCGCGCTGGACCCACTTGCGCAGGGTGGCCGGCCGGACGCGGTAGCGCTCGTCGCCGCGGGCGTCGGCTTCCTGGTGGAGCAGCAGCAGGGCCAGCGCGGCCGGGACGCGCTTCACAGCAGCCCGAGTCGCCGCGCGTCCTTCCGGTGCGCGGATAGTGCGACGAGCGCGCCGACCAGGACGAGGGCGGCGCCGAGTGCCTGCGGGCCGAGGTTCCACCAGACCCCGTCGGGGTCTCCGGCGAGCAGCAGCATGCCGGCGAATACGAGTGCCCCGCCGATGTAGATCAGCACGTACGCGACACGGTGTCGACTCATGGTCCGAGGGTAGGCCACCGGTCGGCCGCGGGTGGTGCATGCCGCACCGGCCCGCTCTCCACCGCGCGATTGCGGCTTCTCCTGGGTTACGTGGCCGGTGCGGCATGCTGTTCTGGTGTCGGGCGGACCTTCCCCGTCCGCCCGACACCGGACACAGTAGAACAGGTGTTCGACCGTCCGCAAGGCTCTCTCAGCGCTTGCCCGTCCGCCAGCCGACGTACCGCCGCAGGATCGCCCCCGCCGCGACCCCGCCGAAGAACAGGGCGGCGCCGACAAGGAACGCGGCCGCCCAGCCGTTGCCGTGCGGCGCGAACGGCCATACGAGCAGGCACAGCACCTCGACCGCCCAGCCCGCCGTCATGACCTGGAGGCAGCGCCGCTCCCAGAGCGGCATCGGCGCGGCGGCGGTGTCCTTGTCCATGGCGCCCATCATGCCGCAGCGTCCTGTGCCTGCTGAAGCTTCAGCAGGCCGAAACCCACGTACGGCCGGTCGCATTCTCCGCAGCGGCCGCCGGCGCCGGCCGCGACGACCTGCCCGGTGCAGCCGAGTGCCAGGCAGTCGCCGAGGGAGGACTCCGGCCGGTCGTGCGCCAGCCCCTGGACCCGGCGGTGGAGCTCCTGGACGGCGTCGGCGACGTCCCCGAACCCGTCCTGTCCGGCGGCCCACTGCAGCTGGGTGAGTACGTACCAGAGGCCCCGGGGCTTCTCGCCGCGCTCCTGGGCGATCCAGGCGGCGATCCGGTCGAGAGTGCCCCAGATCGACCACACGTCATCGTCCGGCGTCGGCAGCGTGCGCGGGTCGAGCGCGGCCAGCACGTCCAGCCTAAGCGGCGGCCGCGAGCCGTACCCGGGCGAGCCCCGGCCGGCCGATCCGCGGATCGGCTCCTTCATGTGCCACAGCACGCCGGTGTACTCGCCGAGCTCGCGCAGCTGCTGCCCCAGCTCGGTCACGCACTCGGGGCACGCGTGTCCGGTGTAGACCGAGCGGGTGCAGCCGCGGACGACGCACACCGCCGCGGCCGTAGAACGCGCGAGAGCCGCGCGCGACCGGTCGCGCGGACCGGTCGCCGGGGCGGACGTCACGGTCATGGCTGCTGCTCCTTCGCCAGTCGGATGCCGACCTTGAGGGTCTCGACGAGGTCCTGCGCCCGGTGCGGGTCCTTGGGCGCCATGAGCAGCAGGTAGCCCTCGACCGCCTGGACGTCACGGGCCTTGAGCGCCCGGTGCACGCACTTCTCCAGCTGGTCCGGCGTGAGCGCGCGGAGCTCGGCGTCCGTCGTCAGCTGTGGACCGCCGAGGAACGCGTGGGCACGGTCGAGGCGCGGATCGGCGGTCACGGCTGGACCTCGGAGCGGACGGCGCGGGCCCGGTCGACAGCGGCCTGCCACTCCTCCGGAGACGGCACGTGCACCTCGACGAACGGGACGCCCACGCGGGCCATGCCTTCGCTGGTGTGCGCGTCGGGCACCCGGAACGGGCTGCCGTTCTTCGAGGTGATCACGGCGCCGACGGGCACCTCGTCACCCGCGAGGAATACCCGGGGCGCGGGCGGGGCGCTGTCCAGGATCGCCCGGATGCGGCGAGCTGCTCGCGCGTTCGGGCCTTCGCTGTCGAGCACGGCGCGGATCTGCTCGATGCGCGGGTCGGCGGTCACGGTGCCTCCAGAGCGGTGGTGATGGCGTTGACGGTCGCGCAGGGGTACTCGCGGTACTCGCCGGCCGCGTTCAGGCAGCCGGTGCAGACGAGTCGCGTGCCGGGCGGGTACTGCGGGCCCTCGTCCTCCGGGGCGTGCTCCTCGAGGACGGCGCGCAGTGCGGCGATAGCTTCGGGCGCGAACGTCTCGGCGGTGTCGTCGAAGCTGACGACGTCGACGTGGTCGGGCAGCGGCCTGGCCGCGTAGGCGTCGAGCAGCTCGCGTGCGCGGTCAGCCACGGTCGGCCTCCCCGGTGGGCAGCGGGTCACTCGGCGCGCCGGCTTCGACGTACACCCGGCCGAGCCGCGAGTCGCCACGGTTCGGACGGAAACTGGACACTTCCAGGACAGCGAAGCCCAGGCGCAAGACCTTGACGGCGTCGTCGCATTCCCGCGGGGTGCCCATGATGCGGATCTTCACCGGTCCTCCTCGGCGGGCTGGTCGCCCTGCAGCGCGGCCAGGCGGGTTTCGACGCCGATGGTCAGGGCGGCGTCCTGGCGGAGGTGGCCGGCCATCTCCTCGATGAGCTTGATCGCGTCGTCGAGCCGGGCGTACAGGCCTCGGGTCTCGGCGAGCTTGTCCTCCCACGTCACCACGTGAGGCGGCTTCCGGCCGGCGCGGCGCCAGGTCTCGTCAGCCCAGTTCGTGCACGGGTGGCAGTCGCCGCACGGCAGGGTGAGCTTGTGCTGCAGCTCGGCGTGCAGCCAGACCGCCAGGTCGAGGTCGGCCGCGGCCTTCTCCGCGACGTGCGGGATCGAGTAGTGCACGCCCGGGGTGTGGTAGCGGTGACCGAGGGCCGCGTCGACCTGCTCGACGCAGTCGTCGGTCTGGGCCCGCACGATTTCGAGCACCTGTTCCTGGGCACCGAGGGCCTCGCGGGCGGCGCGGACCGCGGCTTTGAGCCGGGCTTTGACCTTCGCGCCGTCCTGGACGGTGCAGCCGCCGCGGACCTCGCCGTCGGGGATGGCTCGGTTGGCGGCCAGCGAGGCCATGATCAGTTCCTGGGTGACGCCGAGGTTCGGGTGCTCGGCGGCCAGCTTCGCGGTCGCGGCCCGGACGATCTCGCCGAGCGCGGCCTGGCCGGCCTCGTCGAGCGGCTTGCCGCCGTGGACGCGGACCGTTGCGCCGTCGACGTCGTAGGCGCGGCAGGAGTCCTCCGTCGGGCGTGGGGTGCGGCGCACGGCGCCGGCAGCATCGTCAGCCACCGTGCACCTCCGCCGAGCGCTCAGCCTCGGTGATCTCGGCGTGCCGGTCGGCGCGGCGTTCCGCGTCTTCGTCGTCGTGCGGCCGGGCCTCGGCCTCCGCGCGCTCCTCCCGCTCCGCGGCGGCGTCGAACAGCGCTCGCCGACGCGCGGTCGACGCCATCGCCTCGAGCGACTGCGTCGCGTGCGCCAAGGCGACGAAGCCGTGCCCGATCGTCGCGGCGGCCCGAGCGAACTCGGCGTCCGACAGGTGGTCCTCGCAGGAGTCGAGCATCTCGGCGGCGCGGTTGAGCCAGCCGCGGCCGGCGTGGAGGTCCTCCTGGGTGGTCATGGGGTGTCCCTTCGTGGTTGGGGTTCGGCGTAGGGGCCGTGGAGCTTCGCTTCGAGTCGGGCGGGGGCGAGGTGGGGCTTGCAGATCAGGCAGGGCTTCAGCGGCGGGTCGGCGTCCCGGTCGATCCAGCCGCCGTCGCAGTGGTGCTCGTCCGGCTCGACCAGCTCGCCGGTGCGGTCGTGGGCCATCACGGCGCACCTCGTGCGACTCGTTGGGCCTCGAGGCCCAGCGAGCCGAAGAGGGTCGGCTCGGCGAGCCGGTTGGACCACAGGACCTCGGTGCGTTCCTGCCGCGTGCCGCCTTGGCCGGTCGTGGTCTCGATCCGGGTCACGTGCCAGCCCGGATAGAGCTCGGCGTAGAGCGGCGAGTCGTAGCCGGACAGCACCACCGCGGCGCGGCACGACTGCAGCGCCTCGGCCAGCGCTCGATGCTCAGGCTCGCCCTTCATCTCGTGTCGGTACCCGCCGGAGAAGCGCGTGGTGCCGAGGTAGGGCGGATCCACGTAGAGCAGCACGTTCGGGCTCTTGCCGTACCGGGCGATGAGCTCGAGCGCGGGCTGGCACTCGAGCGAGACTCCGGCGAGTCGAGCGGCGGCCGGTGCCATGCGGTCGACGTATCCGGCGAGGTAGCCGGGCATCGATGCGCTCGAGCCGGCGGGGTCGACGTAGTGGCGCCAGCCGGTTCGGAGCAGCGTCCCGGAGCGGGACTGTGTCAGCCGCACCCAGATGCGGCGGGCGCGCTCGATGTCGTCCGGGTCCTCGAGGCCTAGTGCGTATGCCTCGAGGAACTCGGCGCGGCTGTGCGGGGTGAGCGCGCAGACGCGGGCGAGCTCGTCGGGCCGATCGCGGAGGACGCGCCAGAAGGTCTGTAGGTCTTGGTCGAGGTCGTTGACGGTCTCCATCCGGCTGCGCGGCTTGGCCAGCAGCACGGCCAGTGACCCGGCGTACGGCTCGACGTAGTGCTCGTGCGGCGGGAACGCGGCCGCGATCTGCTCGGCGAGCCGAGTCTTGCCGCCGAAGTATGCGAACGGTGGTTTCACGAAGCCTCCCTCGTGGTCGCACGGCGGCAGTGCGCGCAGGTGGCGGACTTGCCGGTGTCGGGGTGGGTGAACCGGCCGCCGTCGACGCCGTGCTCGCAGCGCTGGCGCGGGTCGCGGCGGGCGTCGTCGATGGCTTCGGCGATCAGGGCGCGACGGGTGTCGGCCGTCGCGTCGTGCGTCTCGGCGCGCCGGCGGGCTTCGCCGCAGGCGCCGCACGGCGGCGGGTGCTCGTCGTGCTCGTGCTTCGAGCAGCGGGGGGAGGGGCGTTCGGACGCGGGGCGCGCGGTGGTGACGGGCTCTACGGACCCTTCCCCCTGTTCTTGGGTGAGGGTGAGGGTGAGGGAGTCGTGAACGTTCGCCGCAGGTTCGGGCGAAGTTCGGTCGGACGTTCGCTGTTTGTTCGGGCGAACATTTCCCGAACGGATGCGCTTCATTCGGTCCCTGGCCTTGGCTTTCTCGTCCTCAATGGACGCTGCGGAGCGTTGCTCGTCGAGCCAGTTCGCGTACTGCCAGCCGGTCACGCCGTTGCGCTTCTCGGGGGTCCAAAGGCCGACCTCGACGAGCTTCGCGGCGAGCTTTTTTCCGCCCGGCCAGCTCATGACGTAGTGCAGCGGGACCCAGCCGTCGGTCAGGTGGGCGGGGTTCATGCACCAGGAGCCGGCTGCCGCCCAGAGCCCGAAGGCGGCGATTCCGGCCGCGCGCAGCTGTTCGCTTTCGGCGGCGGTGTCGGGGACACGGAAGTCGGGGATTGGGCTCACCTCCAAAATGTGAGGCCGCCGGCCGGGCTGGTGGGGAAGGGACCAGCCCGACCGGCGACGGATGCGGGGTCGTGCGGGGGCAGCGCGGGCTACTCCTGCTGGACCTCGGAGGGCGGGAACGGCAACTCGTTGCGGCCGGTGCGCTGTGCGTACTGCCGGCGCATGATCTGCTGCAGCTGCTTGCCGATGGCCGAGTTCGACTCGAAGGCCTCGACGCCGAGGATCCGTGCGGTGGGCACGACGTCGCCGGTGTCGACTTTGGTCGTGATCTTCGAGCAGTCGACGGCCGCGACGACAAGCTGGACGGCCTCCGGGTCGTCAACGAGCGCGGCCGAGATCGCGCCGATGCCGTTCCGGTCGTCGTTGGGGAGGCCGCTGCTGAGGGTGACGCTCATGCCGGGGGTTCCTTTCCTTCGGGGTTCAGGTCGTCCTCTTCCGTTTCCCAGCCGCAGGCGTATTCCCAGTCGTCGTTGTCGCGGAGGGTCCAGCTGACCGACGAGTGCCGGAAGACGTAGCGGAGCCAGTAGGCGATCGTCCGAAGTGTCCGCATCAGGCGCCGCCGAGGATGCCGCGCTGGTGTGCGATGTGGACGGCGTGCGCCCGGCTCCGCGCCACCAGCTTCCGGTAGATGTGCTTGTTGTGGGCCCGGACCGTCTCGACGGAGACGCCCAGCAGACCAGCGATTTCCGGGTTCTCGTGGCCTTCGGCGAGCAGCTTGACGACCTCGATCTCCCGCTTGGACAGGTCCGGCCGCGGGGGCAACTCTCCGGGCGTGAGCTCGAAGCGCGGCACACGGTCGTGGGCGACCACCCGGGTGGTGGTGAGCCCGGACATCGGCAGCCACCGCGCGAAGGCCGGCCATGCCTCGGGGCGGACCAGCAGTACGGCTTCGTAGACCGGCGGAAGTGCAGGACGCGCGGCCGCCGTCACGACTTCCACCCAGCCTTCTTGGCTTCGTCGCGGATCCGGCCGAGGAGTTCGGCCCACGGCTCCGGAGCGGACGGTTCGACGGCCTCGGTCACGATGACGGCGCGCGGGTAGGGCTGGCCGCACTCGCACGGCCGCGGCTCGGTGCCCGGCGCCTCCACCACGTAGCGGTGGTGGTGCGCCGGCGTGGCCTGCTCGGCGGCCAGCTTGGCGCGGAGCTCGTCGACGGTGGTGTGCAGCTGGGCGACGTCGGCGTCGCGGCGTTCGATGATCGCGCCGCGGGCCTGCACCTGACTGTCCAGTTCGGTCACGTGCGCGGTGAGGCGCTCGACGTCGGCGCCGGCCGCGGCGAGCTGCTCGCGCGCGGCGGCGAGGTCCTTCTCCAGCAGCTTGAACGCGGCGACGCGCTCCTCGAGGGACGCGGTCCGCTCGGCGACCTGCTTGTGCAGCTCGGCGATCTCGCGGCGCCGGCCGTCGATCACCTTGGCGCGCGAGTCGGCCTGCTTGCGGAGTTCGTCTGCGAGGTCCTCGAGGCGCTGCTTGTCGGCCAGCAACTGCTTCACCTGGACGTCGTCGACCGGCCCGGCGGGCGGCTGGCCGAGCAGCGGCCGGACGGCGGCGATGATCTGCTGCAAGTACGCCGGTGCGGCGGGCTCGTCGCCGTGGCGGCTGGCCCAGCGGGCGTCGGCGCGGCGGATGACGCCGTCAAGGTCGGCCGGGGCGATCGTGGCCGTCATGGCCAGACCTGCCCGGCGGCGAAGACCTCGTCGTGCCACTGGGCGAGCAGCACGCACACGAGACGCATGTCGCCGGTGGCCAGCTGGGGCCGGAACTCGTTGGTGTAGGCCTCCGTCGACGCGGTGGCGTAGCACCTGCTGCCGAGCAGCGCGCAGTTCCCGACGAAGCTCTCCGGGATGCCGGGGCGGGATTTCGGCGAGTGGACGGTCACCATGCCGCCGGCCGGGCCGGGGTCGTCGCCGACCGGCCAGGACAGCTGCACGGCGCCGTTCGCGTTGTGCGCGGTGATCGACACTTCGCCGTCGGAGATCTGGCCGCGGAAGGACAGACCGGGGATGTAGAAGGTCTTCGGGACGAGATCGTCCACTGTGGTCGTCACGATGCCTCCTGGGCGGTGTCGAAGTCCTCCGCGGGCTCGCGGTGGAAGTGGTAGTCGCCGGCGTCGTCGAGCCGGACCATGCCGAGCCGCCAGTGCAGGACCGGGATCTGCGCGGGGTCGTCCCACGAGTTCACGACCCAACCGTTCTCGTAGTGCTCCGGCTGCGGGTCGGTGACCTCGCGGTGGCACGGCTTGCAGAGCCGGAGCCCGTTCGACGGCGCCCACGGGCCGCCGCGCGAGCGGAGCTTCCGGTGGTGCCATTCGAGCGGGCCACCGGCGCCGCAGGCCTCGCAGCAGTCCGATCGGGCGTTGACGACCTTGCGAGGCCTGCGGCGCCGGTGGACCGGCGTCCGGGCGCCTGGCCGGCGCGTGCGGCGCTGCGCGAGCGGCTTGCCGCGGGGCAGGAACGTCTTCCGCTTCAGCGGTCCGCTGCGCTTCACGTGATCCCCAGGTGTTCCTTGTAGGCCAGCAGGACGTGCGCAGGTGCGTCGCGGAACTCGTGCTCGCCGTGGCACCACTTCCGGAACGCGCCGACGAGCTGGCCGAAGTTCTTGGCCTTGCGGTGGAAGTGCCGTTTGAGCTCGTCGCGCAGCTCCTTCGCGCGCCGCGGGTCCTCGTCGGGCGCGGGCGTAGCGGAGACCGTGCCGGGGGTCTTGCGCTTCCACATCTCCAGCGCCACCCCGAAGTTCTGGGCGGCGTTGCGGAACGCGTTGCTGATCGCGACCTTGACGGCGTTGCTGCCGTAGGTGTCCGGGGCGTCGCCGTAGCCGAGCGTCGACCGGCCGCCGATGGTGAGGCGGATCCAGAGGCCGCCGTGCTTGTCGAGCAGCGGGAGGCCGCGGTCGTCGCCGGCGAGCGGTTCCCAGGACCAGTCCTCGTCGGCTTCGGTGAAGCGTTCGCGGATCCAGGCGTGGCCGATGTACTCGTGGTGCTCGTGGCCCTCCGGGGCGAGCTCGCCGCAGGTCTCGCAGAGCACCGCGGGGTGGTGCTTCTCGCACACGACGTCAGTGCCCTTGCACGCCGGGCAGGTGACGACCGGGCGGAGCCCGACCGCCTCCGGCGGGAAGGGCTCGCGCAGCTTCTCGCTGACGCCCGGCTTCACTCGCCGCCGTCCGGGGCGTCCGGGACGTCGAGCAGGTCCGGCACCTTCACGGCGCCGCTGCGGATCAGCTCGGTGATCGTGAACGCGGCCTCGTCGGACGGGCGGAACGACACGTGCGACGTCGAGGACGCCGACATGACGATGCCGGGGACGTCCAGCTCGTCGCTCGGCCCGGCGGGCTCCTTGGCGGCGTTCGAGGCCTCCAGCACCTTCGCGCGGAACGCGGGCTTGACGACCTCGTACAGCTTCACGAGGTGCTTGGCGTGCTGGTAGAGCACGGCCTTGACCTCGTCGTCCGGGCCGACGATCTCCATGTCCCAGTCGACCTCGTCCGGGTAGGTTCCCTTCACCCACTCCAGGAACGCCTCGGCGTCGCCGATACCGGCGGTCTTCTCCGGGTTGCTCTTCGACACCGCGCCGAGGTAGATCTTCCGGGCCGGGTCGTAGACGCTCTTGCGGTCGGCGCGGTCCATCACCTTGTCGGCCTCGGCGCGCACGGCGTCGTAGGCGGCCTCGGCGCGGTCCTTGATGAGCTTGTGCGCAGCGAGGCGCAGCCAAAGGTCGGTCACTTCGGGGTGTCCTTTCTGGACTGGAATTCGGCGTAGACCTTCGAGAGGTCGGCCCAGCTGCCGTCGGTGTGCTGCTCGTAGAAGTCGGCGAAAGCCGGCGCGTCCTCGTTGGCGGCCTGGTAGTCGCCGGCGGCGACGCGTTCCGCGATGCGGCCGAACGCGTATCCGAGCGCGATCGTGCGGGTCCGGACGGCTTCGCGTTCCTGCTCGAACCGTTCGTGCAGCTGCCGGACGTACGCGACGACCGGGTCGTCGGCGACGGTCATCGCTGCATCGCCTCGGCGCCGCACCAGGTGGTGGGCTCGTCGCAGGTGGCCTGCACGAGCGGAGGCGGGGTCGGGCCGGTCGGGCCGACGGCGGGGCAGCCGGCGGTTCCGAGCGCCATCGCGCCCAGGACAGCCGCCAGCAGGAACCGGTTGGTACCGCGCACGGTCAGAACCTCGTTTCGAATTTGGACCAGCGGCCGTCGCGGCCGAGGTGCTCGACGTGGATGTCCCGGCCGTCGTAGGCCTCGCGCTCCAGGCGTTTCATCAGCGGCTCGGCGATGGCGCGCGGCCCGGGACCGGGACCCCAGAGGCAGCACCAGCAGGCCTCGACGAGGTCGGTGAGGACGCCGCCGGGCGGGCACGGGCCCGGGTCGAGCGCCGGGTAGGCGCGCCAGCGGACGACGTGGCCGCGGTGCTGACACCACGGGCACGGCTGCTTATCGCCCTCGTGCGCGACGGCCTCGTAGGTCTGGAGGTACTCGCCCAGCGCACCGGCGGAGCCGACCAGCGCCGGAAAACCGGCGACAGCCGCCGCACCCAGCTCAACCGCCGCGCGCACGGCGCGCTGCAAGACGTCGGTGGGCAGGGTCAGCAGCACGGTGGTGGCGGACATCAGCCGATCACCAGCCAGGCCACGCTCCAGGTCGCGACGGCGGTCACGGCGACGGCGACCAGGACGGCGGCGTGCTGCGTGACGTGGCGGTGCCACCAGCTGGGCTCGTCGCCGAGGTCGGCGGCCAAGGCCTGCCATCCGGCGGTGGAGACGGCAGCCAGCTCGGCCAGCTCCTCAGCGGTGGGCGTCGCCTTGAGCGCCGCGAGCAGCCGCATGGCGCTCTCGTGGTCCGGCTCGTCGGGCTGTGCGCGCTCGACGATGGGGAGGCCGGGCAGCGTGCCGGTGAAGGGCAGCGGCGCGGTTTCCTCGACACGGGGGATTGCCGCGGTCGGCCGGTCGTCGGCCGGGACGACGCGGTGCCGGCCGGTGCTCTCCGAGCGGCCCTCGGCGCGACGGTCGAGTTCGTCCTGGCAGGCCTCGAGGTCCGCCAGGGCGCGCTCACGCAGCTCGTCGCCGAGCACCGGGGCTTCGGTCTTGAGCGCCCAGATCGAGTTGAGCAGCTCGGCGTCGGTCGCGAACCTGATGAAGTCCTCGGTGCCCGCGGCGTCCTTCGCGCGGCTGATGACGACGTCCCGGCCGTCGTCGGTGATCTCGTAGCCGCAGTCGGGAGTCCACCGCGCCAGCCCGCCGCACTCGAGGTCCTCGAGGACCTCGATGTCGCGGGCGACCGGCGGCCGGTACAGCCCACCGCCCGGGGTGGTGTCGGCCAGGAGGGCGTCCAGCTGATCCAGCTGGGCGCCCGTAAGATCCGTGGTGGAGATCATGAGGAGGTCCTTTCCTCTGGTCGAGCCCTCTCGGGGGGCGTTGCCTGCTCCGCGCCCAGCACGGCGCGGGGCAGGCCTTTTTCGTGGGGGTGGAACACCGGCGAGGCGGAGGGTCGAGGGGGGAGAGCCCCGCCGGCTGATCAGGAGGCCTTGCGCTTCGCGCGGGCCTTCGCCGACTTCAGGGCGAGGGCGAGGAAGTAGGCCTTCCTCGCGTGCTGTGCCCGGAGTGCTCGCTCGGCCGGGTCGAGCTGTCCGTCCGGATCGACCTGGCGTTCGAAGCGGTCCAGGAACGCCTTCGTGCCCGGCGCCGTGCGCGCGGTCCGGTCGGTGGTGTTCGCCCAGCTGGTGTGAACTGCGACGCGAGCGGCGAGGGACCGCTGCTCCTGGCTCCGCACACGCGGGCTCGACCTGGTCGGCCGAGGCGGCGCAACGGGCCGCTCGGGGCGAGGGTGGGTCGTCGGGTACGCCGGACGCGTGGGCGGCGGCGGGGTCGAATCCGGCTGAGGTGATGTCACGCGGCCACGTCCTCGCGCTCGATCAACTGCGTCGTCGGCACCTCAAGGACTCGGGCAATCCTCGTGAGGGACTCCCAGGTGGTGCGAGGACTGAATCCGCATTCGAGGTTGTAGATGGTGACCCAGGCGAGCTCGGCGCGTTCAGCGAGCGTGCGCCGGGTCATGCCCTTCTCTACTCGTGCGGCCGTGATCTCGGTTCCCCGAGGCTTCGGGCCTGGAACTTTCGCCATGCAGAGCACTCTAGGACTCTATAGGACTCTTGACAAGCCTCAATAAGTCACGAGTTAATGTCTAGGGCCGATAGAGTCCTAGAGAACTTTCACGGTAGGGGGATGACATGCGACACGTCCGAAGGATCAGCAGGTCAAGACCCAAATGCCGCGTAGACAGCGCCCGGCCAGTCGGCCATGCTGTCCATGTGGCCGAAAGAGACCTAAAGAGGTCGCGACTACGGAGCGGGGTCCTCTCTGCGCGCGAACGACTCCAGGTCACCCAGGAGCAGTTCGCCACCCGTGCCGGCTTGAGTCTGAAGACCGTGCAGCGCGTTGAGCTGGCGACGGCCACGCCCCGCGCGCACACCTTCGTTGGCCTCGACACTGGCGCCGGATGGGAGCCAGGGAGTGCCCGCGCGCTGTACGAGACCGGCCAGGAACCGACTCTCGCGGCCGGCCCGTGGACGGCGGTGCTGTCTGACGAGAAGATCATCGCGATGGACAGTCGCGGTCTCGCCGATCACTACATCAGGACCGAGCGCGAATACGGCAGCGACGCGGCCGAGGACTGGCTGTTTCACGCGATCGTGGTCCGGCGCGACGCTCGACGCGCGGCCGGGCGCACTTTGGCCGCCGACGGGTCCTAATTCGGTCACCTTGCGTGGTTTGCTACCGCCAGGTTGGGCCAGGTAGGTGGCATCTAACGGACATCGCTGGTGCGTTCGGATGATATGCGCCGACTGGCATGCGATCGGTTCGCGATTATTCCAAGATGGCGCGGGGGACTACTCCAAACAGTCCAATGGAGGGACCATGCGTCGTGATTTCCCGTCAAGACGTGCGCGAACACTCGCCTGGGCGGCCGGCCTGCTGACCGTCGCCGCCCACGCCGTCATCTACGGCCTCGCCCACACCCCGCCCGGCTTCTTCAGCCTCCACCTCGCCGCCGGCCTCGCCATCCTGATCGTGGCCCGTGACCACCGCGAAGCCGCCGACCGCCGGGCCGCCTTCGACGCCGGCCGCGGCGAGAACATTGCCGGCCAGATCGACCGCCTCGAGCAGCGCATCGACAGAACCTGAAAAGGGCGTCGGGAAGGGAGGGGAAAGCGCAGAGACGCCCCCCCCCCCCCCCCCCCCCCCCC